CACTAGCACCGACACTAGCACCGACACTGGTCCCCCAAGCCCCGAGAGTCCAAGTGATGATTAAGGATTAATATATGGCAACAGCATCAGATGTAAATATCAACATAACGAGTTTCATTGGAGCAACAAATTCCACTGCTTCTATATTTTGCCCACCACCTGCAGTAGTTGCTACTACATCAACTCTTGACGGAGTATTATTAACAGCGCCTATTGCTAATTATGGAGTATTAAGAATAGACACTCCGCAGACTTTTACATCTGCTCCAAGATTTGAAAGCGTTATACAAAATTTAACAGTTTATAATGACGGCGGTGCTAGTTTTACTATAAGCAGTTTTAATTTTACATTTTCTCTATCACCGGGTCGTATTGTTTCTCCAAACTTTTATGGAACACTTGCTCGAAGTATTATTAGTGGCACAAACGTTACGCTGGCAGCGGGTTCAACAGCATCATTTGGGATTTCTTATATAGCAATTGCACCCGGCGAATATGTTAATAGTATTACATTCTTTTCCAATGCACAAAATCCAGAATATCAAATTGATACCTATCAAAGCATTAGTGATAATTTGAATATTACTCAATCAACTAGCACATTTACTACCTACACTACAGTGTTAGGGGAACCTAATTCAGTTGATGTCTTATTCAATAAACGATTAAATGGAATAACATATACTGGTACAAATTTAACATTTAATACAAGTATTGCAGGTGATCCGGGTTGGACAGTGACCACGGGAACATTTAATACTGTTAGTATAGCTTGGGACCCAGATCAAGTAAACAACAATACAGGCACGTACTTATCCACATTAACAGTAACAGTATCAGAAATGGGTCAAGTTATAGGAACTAAAACTGTAACAAACATCAGCTATGTTAATATTGATTATTCAAAATATAGAAATTTAGCTACTTGGATCAGTCCTGCCTCTAGTTATAATAGTATAATTGGAGTAAGTCTTGATATTGTCAATAATCAACAAGTGTTGACTATAGGTGTGGGTATGGGTGGAGATTTTTCTCCGGACTATGCCTCTGGTGGATATAAATTAGCTACTACATATAATTTAGGATTTAGAGCAAGGACAGTTATTCCAAAATTTCCTTATTGGGCCAATGTTTGGAGTTTTGTGTTAAATCAAAACAAATATACCTATTACAGCGGTTCTCAAAATTCATCTGATCTTTACAATTATGTTAGAAAAGTAACTACAGGCTACAACTATGAAAATTATTTTGGATATGAACAAAGCCCGGGATACAAATCAATGTTTATCGTCAAACATGATGGTGCCGGGTCTATTCGTATCTATCTAAACAATCTAAGAGAATATCATTTTAATGATCGATTCAACATAACTTTGAGAAATTTAACTAGAGCATTTTATTATTATTCTCCTTCGGATAATATTGAACGTTATTATCAATTAAATTCAGGACCTATCGATAATGGTACAAGAACACTGTTGTTTACAGGATTTGATATGACCAACTCAATTGTGACTACATCGACCTCTATTGTAACCGTACCAAATAATATTCTTTAATATTTTTCATAGCATTAACTACTAGGATAATTAGTAGTACAATGTTTGAAAACATCTATCAATTATCTCCAAAAAAAGTATCGGCTATAGAATGGACAGGTGACTCCCTGCACTATGATTTCCAATTATTTGGATTGGGTAAAGGGCATCGAGAATTTTGGGCGATAAACCCCAATACTGATATACTAGAACAATGGGACACTGATCTAAAATTTTATGTAGATACAATTCCCGATACTAGAAAATGTGTAGTACTCAGCTATCAAGGAGAATGGATAGTTAAGATATTTAAACAAGACTGGTATCCATATCACGGCTACGAGAATATTGAGATCGTCAAGCCCAAAATAGTCTGGTCCTATAATTCAGATGTTGATAAACAAATTACATTTGAAGATAACCCCTATGGATTATACGAACCAGATCCATGGGAACGAAATTACAAGTTAGTATGGTATATGGACCCTAGATTTAATCCGTTAGATGAAGAGGTTTGGGTATTCAGCTCCCAACCCGTTAATAGAGACATATTGGGTACTAAACATATGGGATATATAATTCCGGATATAGAAGTATCTTTCAATGATGCATTACCCGACCTTGGTGTTGATGTTAATGAATGCTGCCCCCCATACTGGGATCTGATCTACGAGTGTGCATATGAATTGGATCGAAAGCACATAGTATCACATGATGAACTATTATGGGTGATTAAATTTAAACCAATGTGGGGGCCTCCTAAAGATTGGAAGTGGATAGGCACTATCAGTCCAGAGTATACCGTGATACTCAATCCAAACCTACCAGATATGTCCTATGATATAGACTATGTTATACCGTGGCATGATTTTAAATTTGAACATATCTGGATGATAGACCGTAAGCACTTACATAATGACGAAGACGATATATGGGCATTTACTATACAGGTATCTTCTGAACTTGATGGATCTAAGATAATTGATTATGTTAGTCCTGCAACTGAAATAGTATATAATCCGGAGCTACCACTAGTATCCTATGATATAGATTACGTTATTCCCTGGCATGATTTTAAATTTGAACATGTATGGATGTTAGATCGTTCTATATCTGGGCAAAGTGATATTTGGGCATTAAGAGCATACGTTAGTGATAAGTTAGAAGGAATAAAGCAGATCAACACTGTTATTCCTAGTAACTTTTCTAAACAATTAGATGTTATTTTTATCAGCTATCATGAATTAAATGCTGAAGAGAACTGGCAACGTGTGCTAGAAAAAGCACCATATGCTAAAAGGGTCAACGGAGTTACAGGTATACTGTCAGCACACAAAGCAGCAGCAAAATTAGCCAAGTCTGATATGTTTTACGTAGTTGATGGTGATGCATACTTATTAGGCAATTGGAATTTTGATTTCCAACCGACTATTTTTGATAGAGACTGTACGCATGTTTGGAATAGTTTAAATCCTGTCAATAATTTGACTTATGGTTTTGGTGGTGTTAAACTGTTTAACAAGTCTAAGGTACAACGGCTTAGGTCATGGGGTACTGACCTAACATTAAGTGTATCAAAAAAGTTAAAAATAATTAATACAATCAGTAACATTACTAAATTTAATACTTCAGAATATGCTACATGGAGAACAGCTTTTAGAGAATGCGCCAAATTAGCTAAAAAAGAAGATGCTGAATCTAAAGAAAGATTACAATCATGGTTAAATCCTGTGGTTACTGTTGAATATTATAAATGGGCAAAATTAGGAGCAGAGCAAGGTAGTGCATATGCATCGAGTGATTTACCCATTAGTAATATAAATGATTACACTTGGTTAGAGATACAATTTAAAGGCAAACTAAATGAGTGATACTCAACATCAAATAATTAAAAAGATAATATCTATTGTAGATGAAACAAGCCCAACATTCTGTTTAGCTAAATGGCATCATGTCACTCTATATTTACAAACAGGAGAGACACATAGTTGTTATCACCCTGCCCCGCATAAAATTGAATTAGAAGAACTTAAAGATAATCCTAGCGCATTACATAATACATCTCATAAAAAATTAGAGCGTAAGGAGATGTTAGAAGGGATTAAAACAAAAGGTTGTCAATATTGTTGGAACATCGAAGCAATGGGCCCTAACTATATCAGTGATAGACACATTAAGACTGCCAGTATATTCACAGAAGAAAGATATAAACAAGTTAAAACTAATCCTTGGGACTTTAATGTAAATCCAGAATATGTAGAAATTAGTTTTGGTAATGAATGTAATTTCAAATGCGGTTATTGCCATCCAAAAGCTAGTAGTAGATTTTATAATGAGATTAAACAGTTTGGTCCTGTCACTACTGTAAAGAATCACAGGTGTGACATTGACTGGATGGACTTATACGAAAGAGAAGAAAAGAATCCCTATGTTGACGCTTGGTGGAAATGGTGGCCTGAGTTACGCAAGACATTAACTATTCTACGTATAACAGGTGGCGAGCCATTAATGCACACAAGTACATGGAAGTTATTAGATAGTCTTGAAAAAGATCCCATGCCTAAACTTGAACTAAACATTAATAGTAATTTAGGAGTTAAGTCTAGATTGGTAGATAAAATGATTGAATCAATTAACTCTCTTACAGCATCTAAAAGCATTAATAGATTTAAATTATATACTAGTATCGATACATGGGGACCTCGAGCAGAATATATTAGGACAGGACTTGAATTAATGTTATGGGAACGTAACCTCGATACCTATCTTAAGGAAACCGGACAGCCCATAAGTTTTATGATTACTTTTAATATTTTAAGCGTTACTACATTTAAAGAGTTGTTAGTAAAAATATTAGAGTGGAGAGCAATGTATAATAACTATAACAAAACGGATCAACCTCAAATGGTTAGATTTGATACACCTTATTTAAAAGAACCATTGCAGTATGATATGAACATATTACCCAAAGAGGATTTTATGCCATATATGCATGATAGTTTAAAATTTATGGAAGATAATGTAGATGAAACTGATCTTAATAAGTTCTCACTCGTAGAATTTGAAAAATTTAGAAGAGTTGTTGACTATATGAAATCCACAGTGTATAGTGATAAAAAATTAATAGAAGGCCGTGATGACTTTTACAACTGGTTCAATACATTAGACACCAGGCGCGGCACTGACTTTCTAAAAACATTTCCAGAAATGGCTAATTTTTTTAAACCATTCAATAAATAGGTTAGAGGTTAATACATGAAAAAATTAAGTTTTGCATTTGATTGGATAGGCCCATGTGGACCAACACGTAACGGAGAAATTCCTGATATTGTTGATC